TGTCTGGGCACTGAATCTCCTCTGATTCAATACAAACGGGGAGATAAAATCTCCCCACTAAATTACACCACAGACCCATGCAAACGTTCCTCACCACTGAAGAAATCCTGCAGTTAGTTACAACTGGAATGGTTAATCTTACTGATGATCTAATGCTCAGAATGACTGAACATTACGAAGAATCTGATTGGTATAATGATCCAAACAATGTTATGTCTCATCATCACTATTGAATCTCGACGAGATCGCACACATTATCTCGACGAGATACACACACATTCATCACACAATCTCGTCGAGAATGTGCATCATATAATCTCGACGAGATACACACAACAACACACAATCGCAACTAGATTCATGCACAACAACACCCGCGAGATTAACTCAATTGGTTACACAATTAAGTATCAGACACCATATAATGAATGTGAATGGAGAACACAATCATTCACAACAAAAGAAGAGGCAGAAAGCATGATAGCATTCTACAAATCTTGTGGTAGTCCTGCAGAGTTTGTATAAAGAATAAAGAATAAAGAATAGAGAATGAATCTTAAGTAGTTCTTTATTCTTTATACTTTGCAATTCTTGTTTTATTCTTTATACTTTGCAATTCTTTTTGATTCTTTATTCTTTATACTCTCCATTCAGAAGTTCATTGTAATTGTTATAGTCAGTGGTGTGGTTAATTCTAATTACAATGGACTTCTCAATGGACAGTTATTCTTTATACTTTCACTGTTTGAGTTTAATTCACTTAGCACTGTTTGAGTTAAAGTAAGACAGCACTGTTTGAGTTTAATTCACTTAGCACTGTTTGAGTTAAAGTAAGACAACACTGTTTGAGTTTAATTAAAACAACACTGTTTGAGTTAAAGTAACTTAGCACTGTTTGAGTTTAATTAAAACAACACTGTTTGAGTTAAAGTAACTTAGCACTGTTTGAGTTTAATTAAAACAACACTGTTTGAGTTTTTTACTCTAACTCTACCTGGTGCCGATTCCAACCACGGCAACCGCCCATACGTCAAGCGTTTTACCCATTAGCATCGCTGATGGGATATTTCCGATTCTCTTAAGGTTTAAACCCTCTAGGGGGGATCTCCAACTGCTACAGTTGCGGAGCGAACCTTGAAAACTGAATAGCAGGATCGGGCGGTGCCGGAGGCATCGCGGGCGATGGGTCGGGCGGGTTCTACCGTCGCGCCGATTTTGCTATTTTATATTTTTAAGGTTTGCTTCAGTTACACTTTTCACCCTACAGTTCTTTTCACAATGGATCTGCAGACTAACGCTTCCAAAGTTGTTGAACTTGACGCCAAGATTAAGAAACTTTCTGAGCAATTTGCTGCTCTTAAAGTAGATTTAATGCAGCAAATGATCACTGACAATGTTAGTGAGATTGTCATTAAGAGAAAAAAAGTTGTACTTTGCCAGCGCCAAAATAAAGACTTTGGCGCTGAAATTAACCGCCAAGAGTTAGAACTTAAGGCAGAAAAGAAAAAGTTAGAAACTCTAGGAGAGTTTACCATCTCCAGTGTAACTAACTTCATTCAAGTCCGCTGACAATTAGGGGCAGTATTCTCTGCCCCTTTCTTTCCACCTTCACCAACAAGAACAATGCAAACTGATCACATTTGCACCGTGACCAATCGCGAGGGCGTGCGCTTAGCGTACTATTCCATTGCCGCGCGCGATGGGGAGTCATGTGTGAGATTTGAGGGATTTGGCGTAACGCGCGTTAGGTTCAACGCCTTGAGCGGTGCCCTAGCGTGGTGCCAACGGCGCCCAGGGCGTCAAATTGACGTTCAGGCGGATGGGTCGATCCGATTTTATCAATAACCAACGGGGGAGGCAATCCCTCCCCCTTTCTTTAATCAAACCCACCGCACTTTGATCATGACCGCTACACTCTCTCGCTACACTCTGGAATGGGACGCATCACGTGGCGATGCAATCCCTGAACTCGGTTACATCTACACTCAGGAAGTTACTTTTTACACTGTAGACGGATACCGCTACGATGTGTCCTTCGATGTTGGTGACGGTCGCAGATTGGGCGTCTTGTTTGTAACTGTAGATCAGCAAGATCCGCACGGTTACAATCAAACAATGAACTATTGTTTGGGGCAATTTTATAACAATCAAGGTGCAATTAAGTTCGCCCAGTTTGCACTTAACCACTTCATTGAGACTGAAACGTGGTCAGTCTGCCCGTCATTTCAGGCAGTAGATTATATTGACGGTGACCCTTGTACGCTCGGAGGTGATGAGATAGTGAGCGAACTTTACACCTGGTAAGGTATACGTTCGTGGGTGGCAGTTCTTTATACTCTGCCGCCCTATTCGTGAGTGATGAGGATACTTTATCAGTCGTTGGTGCGTGATCAGCAGTGCTGATCGATCAGCAATGCTTATTCGTGCGTGTTTGACAGATAAGCGCCCCTTATCGGTCGGTGGGGGGGATGCGATATAAAAACCGATGACTCCCCTAATCTATAACTGACCCAGATCGAGAGATAAATATAAATCTCAAAACAAAAAATTTTTCCCAAAAAAATTTGCTATAATACCTTACAATAAAAAAATTTTTCAGGTATGAAACTTTATCCCACAAGATTCAGTGGTTATTATGTTACTGAGGATGGAGAAATTGTGAATGGATTTATTCTTAAAAGGTAGAATCTCATATATAAAATCGAAACATCATATACATCAAATGAAAAAAAATCGCGGAGATATTTTTGAGTCCATAGAGGTTGATCCAATTAGTGGAGACTATTACATCACAATCCCAGAGCAAATTATGAATGACTTAGAATGGTACGAAGACACCAAGATTAAATTTTCCATTGAGGGTAACGAAGTCATTCTCTCAGAGGCGGATTGACTTCTTATAGATAATGGAGTATGATATGAATGCACATTTATCTTTTTATGAATTTAATAGATAGATTTTACAAATATCTACCAGATATTCTTGACGAAAATACTTGTTGGGAATGGAGAGGATGTTTAGATTCTTATGATTATGGTTCATTTTCCTATAATAAAAAAACATACAAAGCACATAGACTTATGTATGAAATGCATTATGGAATTGCATTAAATGATTTACATTGCTTACATAAATGTGATAATCGTAAATGTGTAAATCCATTACATTTATTCGCCGGAACAAATCTTGATAACATAAAAGACAAAGTTAAAAAAGGAAGATGTTATACAGGAAATCAAAAAGGTGAACATAATGGAGCATCTAAACTTAAAGATAATGATGTAATTGAAATTAGAAGATTGTATAATATTAAAAAATATACAACTATTAAACTTGGTGAAATGTATGGTATTCATCGCTCTACAATCTCATATATTGTAAATAACAAAACCTATACACATTTGTTGGAGAATTAATTTATGGCTCGTGGATTTACTGTAAAAGCAAAGGCACCAGTTGCCGGAAATAGCACAGAAGAATGGGATTATAATCTCGCAAAAGAAATGGTACGTGGAAAGTCCATCGTCTTTTGTCTTCCAGGAAGAGGAGTTTCATATACTTACCTCAAAAACTTTGTACAACTTTGTTTTGATCTTGTACAATCGGGAGCAAGCATCCAGATCTCGCAAGACTATTCATCCATGGTAAACTTTGCAAGATGCAAATGTTTAGGTGCGAATGTACTGCGAGGACCTGATCAGATTCCCTGGGATGGCAAACTCAATTATGATTGGCAACTTTGGATTGATTCTGACATCGTTTTCAATAGTAATAGTTTTTGGCAATTGATTCTGATGGATAAGGACATTGCTTCTGGGTGGTATGCAACAGAAGATGGGCACACGACCTCAGTGGCACATTGGTTGGATGAAGACGACTTCCGTGGCAATGGTGGTGTGATGAATCACGAAACCGTTGAAAGCATCTCAAAGCGTCGGAAACCCTTCACAGTTGACTATGCAGGTTTTGGATGGCTTCTGATTAAGAACGGAGTCTTTGAACATCCCGAAATGAAGTATCCTTGGTTTGCTCCTAAGATGCAAGTCTTCGAATCTGGTCAAGTACAAGACATGTGTGGTGAAGATGTATCATTCTGCCTGGATGCAAAAGAAGCAGGATTTGAAATCTGGTGCGACCCTCGTATCAGAGTTGGTCACGAAAAAACAAGAGTAATTTGATACAATGGCAGAAACTTACAATATTCTCTGTAAGGGTCGTAAAATATATACAAGTCTTTCAGAGGAAGAATATTTCAATGTTATGGAAGACTTGTCAATTGAATATTATCAGACAGGTTCTCCAAGACCTGAAGATCTTGAAACTGAAATTTTATCGGAGTAACAATCATGGCAAAAGGTGGATCACTAAAGAACAGTTCTTATATTCCGGGGCCTCCTAAGAAGTCTCGTCAAGGAGCAGGTGGAGGAACTAAATATGCTGCGTCTTCTCGTAATGGGGCGCGTAAAAAGTATAGGGGTCAAGGTAAAGGATAATGTATTACCTAGAGTGTGATGATGAATGGAATCAAATACATCCATCAGACCTCTGGGTTTATAATAAATTATTTCTAAGTCGGGTTTTAGGTTATACATGTGGTCCTGTTGGGACTACAGTACCTAAGCCCGATTTTTATATTGTTCGACCATCCTTCAATTTACTTGGGATGGGTCGTTTTGCTCGCAAAGAATGGTTATATAAGTATACCGATCATATTCATCCTGCAGAATTTTGGTGTGAAATCTTTGAAGGAGAGCATTTAAGTGTGGACTTTAAAAATAAAAAATCAGAATTGGTTGTTCTTGGAACTCGTGATGATGATGATCCCTATTATAAATGGAACAAATGGGAAAAAATTGACTTAAATGTAGAATTTCCAGAAATTTTACATGATTTAAAAGGCAATTATGAGTACATTAATTGTGAATTTATTGGTGGAAGATTGATCGAAGTTCATTTTCGCCAAAATCCTGACTTTAGATACAACAACACAGTAGCGATACCAGTCTGGAATGATGAAAAAATAGAAAATATGACATTTATTGAGGACTCTGAGTACTATCGCAAAGGTTTTTATATCAAATAAATAAATTTTTTGCTGAAACCTGAATTGGAACAATACTCAATGGGTAAACACCTTCTCTTAGAGGTGTATGATGTTGATTTTGAAGCGATTAATGATGTAGAATCACTTCAAAATGCCATGATTAGGGGGATAAATCGTGCAAAAATGACGATTTTGAACACATTTTCTCATTGTTTTCTTCCTCAGGGTTGCACCATCGTCATTGCACTTGCAGAAAGTCATGTTTCATGTCATACATGGCCCGAAAATGGATGTCTTGCCATCGATGTTTACACATGTGGTGAAGGAAATCCAAAATTAATTGCATTAGAACTCTTAAAATACCTAAATTCAGACAATTATAACATAAGGGAACTGAATCGTTAAATACAAATAAGGAGATAGCAACCTCCTTTATAAAAGTTCTGTTTTATTCACTAAAACAGGAGCTAAAATGTCAAATTTACCCGTTGATAGAGATTGGGAACATATGAAATCGATGTGGGGAACTACTCACCTTGTAACTGATTATCAGTCTCAACCTCAAAAAAGAGTAATTCAAGAAGTTATGCATGATCTTGCACCTCGTCATGACTTAAAAAAACAACAAGATCTACATGAAAAAATTCGTAATGATGATGATTATGATGATTGGGACTATGGGACTGAACCAGCATATGGAATACCTTGGAAATCATCATAAATAAGTAAAGAACTCATCTAAAAATGACAGTCACCAGGATATCCAGATCTTTTAAAGATATTAGTTTATCTTTTGACCCACATCCGGTGACTAAAGATCTGTCTGTTTTAACAAATGAAAGAGCAATTATTCGCTCAGTTCGCAATTTAGTTGAAACAATTCCAACAGAAAGATTTTTTAATCCTACTCTTGGATCGAATGTAAGAAGCAGTTTATTTGATTTTGTTGATTATGCAACTGCTTCTACAATTCAAGATCAAATTATTGAAGTGATTAATAATTATGAGCAGAGAGTAACAAATACAGTTGTTCAAGTTGACCCCATACCAGATCTTAATGAATTTGAAATAACGATCACATTTGATATTATTGGACAAGAAATACCAGCGCAACAGTTTTCATTCATACTAGAGGCAACAAGATAAAATGCCTTTTACTAAATTTACAAATCTAGATTTCGATCAAATAAAGACTTCGATCAAAGATTATCTCCGTGCCAACTCTACATTTACGGACTTTGATTTTGAAGGATCAAATTTTTCTGTCTTAATCGATACTCTAGCGTATAACACATATATTACAGCATTTAACTCTAATATGGTTATAAATGAGTCCTTCTTGGACTCTGCAACCGTAAGAGAAAATGTAGTATCTCTTGCAAGAAATATTGGATATGTTCCATACTCTAGAAATGCCTCAGAGGCAATTGTATCGTTTACAGTAACTGTATCACCTAACAGTTTCCTACAAGACGGCACACCAGTTTATACCCCCACAATGACCCTACAGGCGGGTCTTGTATGCACTGGATCGGTAAAAGGTACTTCTTATGTTTTTTCTATTCCAGAGAACATCACAGTTCCAGTAGTAAATGGGATAGCATCATTTAATAGTATATCAATTAAGGAAGGAACTTTTCTTACAAAAAGATTTACTGTAAATGCTTCTTTAGATCAAAGATTTATACTTGAAAACTCTTTTATTGATAGTTCTACAATTAGAGTTTATGTAAAAGGATCAAGTGATAGTGGACTCGGAATAAAATATTCATTAGTTGATAATATTTTTCAAGTTGATTCAAATTCTCAAATCTTTTTGATTCAAGAAGTTCAAGATGAAAAATATCAACTTCTTTTTGGGGATGGATTTTTTGGACAAAAACTAGAAAACGGTGCAATTATTACCAGCAACTATATCATAACAAGTGGAAAAGATGGTAATGGTGTAGAAACCTTCACTTTTGCAGGATCTTTAAGAGATTCTGATGATAGGAATGTAATTCCACAAAACACAATCACAGTTACAACAAATCAAAGATCCCAGAATGGTTCTGAAATTGAAACTATAGACTCCATTCGTTATTTTGCTCCAAGGTTATATGCCTCACAGTATAGAGCAGTAACTGCAAGTGATTATGAAACGATCATAAAATCCAAAATATATGGAAATGCAGAGTCCATTTCTGTGATTGGTGGAGAAGAGTTATCACCTCCCCAATTTGGAACTGTTTTAATTAGCATTAAACCAAAGAATGGTACGTTTGTTTCTGATTTTGATAAAGATAACATACTTTCAAAATTGAAACAATATAGTGTTTCTGGAATAAATGCAAAAATTATAGATCTCAAGATTCTTTATGTTGAAATTGAATCTTACATTTATTATAATGAAAGTCAAATTGCAAGTTCTTCCGATTTAAAAACAAAAATAAATACATCTCTGACAAAGTATTCACAATCTGTTAATTTAAATAAATTTGGTGGAAGATTTAAATATAGTAAAGTCTTACAAGTTATAGACGGTACAGATAATGCTATTACATCAAATATTACTAGAGTGAGAATAAGAAGAGATTTAAAAGCACTAATAAATCAACAAGCACAATATGAAATTTGTTTTGGCAATCAATTCCACGTAAATCAATACGGATATAATATAAAATCATCAGGATTTAGAATACAAAATGAACCAGATGTTGTTTATTTCAGCGATGTTCCAAACTCTGATGGTAAAACTGGTGTTATTGCAATTGTAAAACCAATAACCAATACAAGTATAGAAACACAATCTAATGTTTCCTTACAACCATTTGTTATTGTACAATCTGCTGGAGTAGTTAATTATGAAACTGGAGAAATAATTATTAACACAGTTACCATTACATCAACTTCTCTTAAAAATGATATCATTGAAATACAAGCATATCCCGAATCAAATGATGTTGTGGGACTGAAAGATCTTTATGTCTCTTTTGACATTTCAAAAAGTCAAATAAATATGGTAAAGGATACTATTGCATCTGGTGAGGACACTTCTGGTATTGTCTTTACAAAAAATTCTTATCGCTCAAGTTATTCGAACGGGAGTTTAACGAGGTCATAATATGGTACAAAATGGTTTCGAGTCAAGAGTAAAAGTACAGCAAATAATTGATAGTCAATTACCAGAATTTGTTTTAGATGAAAGTCCAAAGGCATCTGAATTTTTAAAGCAGTATTATATTTCTCAAGAGTATCAAGGTGGTCCGGTAGATATTGCTGAGAATTTGGATCAATATATAAACCTCGATAGTCTTATTCCTGAAGTTATTGTAGGATCTACAGGATTAACAACTCATATTTCTGCATCTTCTGGAATTATCACTGCCACATCAACTAAAGGATTTCCTTCTTCTTATGGACTGTTAAAAATTGATGATGAAATAATTACATATACTGGAATTACAACAAATACCTTCACTGGGTGTGTTCGTGGTTTTAGTGGTATTACAAATTATCATAAAGATTTGGAATATCAAGAATTAGTTTTTACCGAATCTTCGGCTGCATCTCACTCTGCAGGTGCCAGTATTGAAAATCTTAGTTCATTATTTTTACAGGAATTTTATAAAAAAATTAAATTTAGTTTAACACCAGGTCTTCAAGGTGTAGATTTTACTTCAAATTTAAATGTTGGAAATTTTATAAAAGAGGCAAGAACTCTTTACGAATCAAAAGGAACTGCAGAATCCTTCAGAATTTTATTCAATGTTTTGTTTGGCGAAACTCCAACTGTAGTAGACTTGGAGCAATTTTTAATTAAACCATCCGATGCCAAATTTATAAGAAGAAATGTTGCCATAGTTGATTTAATTTCTGGTGATCCTACTAAATTGTCTGGGCAGACAATTAAAAAATCTACTGATGAAAGTACTACTGCATCAGTCTCTGAAGTAGAAACAATCACTAGAAAGGGAAAGACATATTACAAACTAAACTTTTTTATTGGATATGATGATACTTATCCAAATATTACCGGCACTTTTTCTATAACACCAAATACTAAAGTAGTTGAAGATGTTACTTTAAATAATATTGGTACAATAATTACTGTAGATTCTACAGTAGGATTTGCAGAATCTGGAAGTATTTTTTATAATGGGAATAAAATATCTTATTCTGAAAAAACTATTAATCAATTTTTAGGTTGTTATGTAGATTCCAATCAATCAATTTATATTAGTAAAACTTCCACAATTATATCCAATGATACTTATTATGGATATGAGGATGGAGATACTAACAGAAAAGTTGAGTTTATAATCACCGGTGTTTTATCTAACGTAGTTATAAATTCAAATTCACACAATTTCTTAGAGAAAGAAGAGATATATCCACAAAATCTTGGAAAAATTATATCCAAAGGTGGGGAAATAGATCAAATTTTTGCAAATACATGGATTTATAATACCAGTTCTAGATACCAAATAGATTCTTTTGTTTCTAGTACTCTTACAACAAAATCTTCTATAGACAACACAAGTTTGGCAGTTGGAGATTCAATTGAAGTTTTACAGCGAAATAGTGAAACTGTAATTTCTGATTTTGGAAATGTGAATGTCATATCAATTTCTGGAAATGAAATAACAGTTGACGTAAGTACTTCTTCTTTAAATCCTAATGTAAACTACGATATTAGAAGAAAAGTTAAAAAAGCATCATCTACAATTGTACCAATTCAGTTTGGAAATAATAAAATAACTTCTGATGTACAAAATGTTTATGATGAAAATTCTGACAGTTTGTATGTTGCTTCCA